CTGACCAATAGCCTCAACAGGATAGTCTACAGGATACTGTGAATCTCCTCCTAGTTCAAGCGTTAATACTCTTTTTTCCAAATCTCCATTTTGAGTTTGGATGGTTTGTGTATCAGAGATTTCTTTGATACGACCTTGTAATTCAATTGAATTGCTCATAATTATTATTTAAAAGTGTTATATATATTCAGAAGTTTTACAACCTCTCGCCTCGAGATATTCGAGGACTTGTTTTACTATTGAGTTTACATAATTAACATCTGAAACTAATTTATTATCAATCAGTCTCATTTCTTCTGCCTCTTCAGGCGTATTATCTACAGAAACAATTTGCACATACTTGTCATTTGCTTCTTTTAAAATTTTATCTACTTCAGGTATTCTCATTTCGTATTTCATTTCATCCATAACTAAGGTGTTTTTATAATTTGATTTTTAATTAACATTTCTAATAACTCCATAAAATCTTCCTTATAAAGAACACAATACTCTCTACCTCTTGGAACCTTGTGGAATATCACAGGATAGTCGGTTTGTCTTACCTGCATTTCTTCTAAAACTTTTCTGTAGTTAGGATTTCTAGAATAACATTTTGCCTGGACAGCAAAATCTCCTGTATACATTAAGTCTATACCTTTATCATCCATCATCTTAGATCCATATCTAGATGTAACACAATTAGTAAAACCTAAATTGATAAAGTTTTTTCTAAGTTCTCTTTCGTAATTGTGTCCTTTGTTTCTGTTTTTATTTCCCATGTCTTTTTTTTTCCTGCCAATATTTATTATTGTAACTAGATATGTGTTCTTTATTATTGTCTCTCCAGTTCTGATTAGTCTCTAAATATTTTTCTCTGTTAGACTCTACATATTTCCTTCTTTGAAATACTCCAAGAGATACCCCTTCAATCTCAGAAGGCTTATTATAATGTTTTTTCCGATACTCCTTTTCCTTTTCAAGGTTCTCCAATTTTCTCAATCTTGATCTTTCTTTTATCTTTTCCTTATTTTTAAGATAATGTCTTCGGCTTGATGCCTTTTGATCTTCTTTATTTTTGTAAGCCATATCCTTTTTTAAAATCTAATCTTACATAAACCGTATTTCGGTTTACAAAACTTTTTATAGTGTCATAATCTGTAGAGGTATGAAACCCTCCTAATAATAAATAGTAATCAATACCATCGTTGTTCGGTCTTAAAAAATAATCTTCTTTGTTAGGTATAATTTCATTGAGTTTTGCAACTCTTAATAAATTTTCTCCTTCCTCAAAAGGTTCTTGCTTACCTACTTTTCCTCCCCATCTATTTCTATTCCATACAACTTTATGTAAAATCATTTTACTGTCCTTGGAATTTTGGAAATTGGCTTGGTGATTCTGTCTCATATATTTCGTTATAACATGTTGTTCTTAAATTGTATTTAAATTCTTGCATTCCTGTCTTACCTGTAAACCTCCATCTCACTTTCCATACATGCACTTCTACTATTTCTTTTTCAAAATCTCTATATACTGTAATACCGTTATCTACTTTATTGAAGAAGTGGGAGGAGCCACTTACGCTGTAACCTGAAGCGACTTCTACCTTCCCATTCTCCTTCTTTAGTTTTTGAGGGTGTGCAACTAATACAACACCACAATCAAACGCTTCTTTAAATATTTTTATTTTTGATAATTGCAATCCTGTGTACTGATGCTCATTCATTCCTCTCTCTATCTTATGCTCTACAAAAGCCCAATTATCAATTATAAGGCACGATATACCTTCTTTCTTTACAAGTTCCTTACCCTTGTTTAAAATGCCTTCTACAGTCAGGTCATTGTCTTTTAAATTAATAAAAAAGAAATGCTTATTGACAAAGTCTATTGCTGGTTTTAGTTCATGTTCCTGAACACCATCAGATGACCCTTTACCAAAAGGTTTTCCTAAATACTTTTCTATAAGTTCTGCTATGTGTACTTTAATTGGTTGCTTCTCAGCAGAAAATATACCAAACTTCCAACCTCTTTTTGCAAGTCTTACTATTGCCTCATCTACAAATGATGATTTACCATGTCCAGGAACTCCTGTTACTAATGTAAACTCACTTGGTCTCCATGTCAGTAGTTTGTCAAAGTTGTCAAAACCAATCTCCTCTCCTCTTGGCATACCATAATTGTACATATGATATACTTCATCACTGACATCTTTGGCTTTACTTATCCCCTCTAGAGGGAAAGGCTTTGCAACTTCAATGCATTTTACTAACTCTTCTGCACTAAATTTTAACAATACATCGTTAGCATCTTTACAACCTTCAGGGTAAGACACCAACCAAACTTTTTCTTTTCCAATTCTTCTAGACAATTCATCTCGCAGTTTAATTCCTGGAGCATCGTTATCTACTGCTATATAAACCTTATCCTTTTCTTCGAAATAATCTATAGAATTATCTAGGTATGAAAGGTTTTGATTTCCTGTAGATGCGCCATTTGGAACACTACAAGCAAACATTAATCTTTCTGTTAATGTCCCAGCCTCATAAAATGATAAGGCATCAATCTCTCCTTCAGTTATTATACACCATGAAGAATCTTTAATAATATCTAAACCATACATTGTAAGTTCAGATCCTTTATTTAATTTAAAATTCTTTTGAGCGTCTCTAAATTTTATATTTATTTTTCGTCCTCTTTTTAAGTAATTAAATTGAATTACATTAACTTCTTTTTGTACTTGAGGCATATACTCTAAACCCTCTGTAACACCATAACATTGTAAAGTCCTTTGACTTATTCCCCTACCCTCAAACCATTTAACTATTTTACTTGTAATAGGTTTAGAGATGGCAGTAGGCAACTCATATTCAGTTTCATATTCTTGAACCGAACCACTTGTCCCACAATGATGACAATAATATGTACCTTCTTCAGGCCAAACCCTTAAACACTTTTCACTCTTATTTTTTTTTCTTGTATGACTACACCAAGGGCAAGTAGTTTTAGTTGGTCCGTCATTTTTAATGGTATTAAATCTAATACCAAGGTCATGTAGTTTGTCAATAGTTTTCATATTATGGCTATGTGCTTTCGTTCTTTTATATGTGTTTTATTATTTAGAGACCATTCATTATATTGTAATAAATATTTTGTCATGAATTTATTTCCGAAAATAGTTTCAGGTGTTACAGAAGATTGATATTGTTCACTCCAAGTTATCTTACAAAACTTAAACACCTCTACCATTATCTCACCAGTAATTTTATTTCCGTTAAATGTTTTATTTAAAATAATTTTAAACCTATCGTTATAAGTAGATGGATTATATTTTTTATCAAATGTTAGATTAATGTATTCAATAACATCCTCACAAACTTTTTTATAGTTCTCTTTTAAAACCTCTCCTCCTGTTTCAGTCACTACTAAATCAAACCATAGTGTAGTTGTTCTATATTTAGGATTAGATTTGTTTCCTATATTTTCTATAAGACCTTTATCTATAAGTATAGATACACATCGTGTTATATTTCGAGTAGAAATACTTAATTCATGTGCAATAAATTTAAGAGTCTGATTACAAAAACCTTGTCCTGATGTATACTTATGTATTAAGTCAGCAATAAGATAAGAGTAAGGCGTAAGGTCATGCTTCCTCATAACAGAATATATTATAGTTGAGGATCTGATCATTTTAATAATATTTTATGAAACCATAAACTTGGATTCTTTTTATTTTTATGTGACTCTAACCTACAAGAAAGTTCTACAATGTCATTTATTCTTATCTCATTTAATACATCAAGTTTTTCATTCCATACATGAACTGCTACATAAGAATCCATTAAAGTCTCTATGACAATGATTTTAAAAGCATGACTAGCCTTATCACTTGTGACTTTATTTTCTTTAGATATGTACCTCACCTTTCCATTGATGTCTATATTCATTATATTTTATTTTGTATTATGTCTTTAAGGTTAACAGTCTTTTTAAATTCATGTCTTATGTAATTGAGTATCAAGTTTACTTTTACCTGGAATCTCTTTGCAGTTACTGAATCATTTTTTTTATCGAAACTATCTTCTAATATTCTCAAAAATTTATCCTCCATAAAATCTCTTTCGTCCATACTAATAGATAAAAAATCTTTCACAGATTGATTATTGAATCCATACATAGAAGCAACTCCAATAAATATACATTGACCAAAATATGAGTTACCTTCTATAACTTGATCTACCTCTAAAGTCCATCTGTTTTTCACAGCCATGTTTTTTAATATTCCTTCTCTTATGTTTTTTAATTCCATTTTAAAAATTTACTTTCTGTTTTAACACAGGATTATACTTTACATTAAATGTTTTTTGCCAGATAATTTTTCCCTGGTCTCCAAAATCAACCTCCTGCGCCCCTCTCTTTACCATAATAGATTTAATTTGTTGAGCAATTTGTTGTTTCAAAAGCCTAGATTCTTTTTCTCTATCTCTTTCTACACAATACATTGCAGACAACTGATGTAGTTCTTCCGAAGCATCAATTTTTGTCCTATTCAATTTAGATTTGTGTTTATCTGACAAGAAACTATCTAAATCAGGCTTATATCCATCTTCTACATTAGGCTCTAGATGTGCTATTTTATTATATAACTCATTTTGTCCTGTGTTTGAAGGATATGCCTCTATAATAGTTCTAGCCTCTTGAACGGACTCATAAAACTTATAAGTTTCTTCTATGATTGTATCTTGTAAATCTCTATTTCTATCAATAGTAAATACATCCATGTGTCTACCATCTTTGAGTAGTGCCATGTCACAATATTCTACATCCATTACCAACATATATAATTGAACTTGTGCAATGTAGTATGGAGGAATACCTCCTTGCCATTTGTCAGAATTAAAAGATGAGATTGTTTTTATTTCCAATATCCCCTTACCTTGTCTTTCATCATGTCTAAGTATTTCTCTATCTAAGTTTGCAAATAACCATGGATACTTATTATTAATAAATATAAAATTCCTCCGTCTGCAAGTTCTTAATTTTAACCCTTGTTTGTAATTGTTTATCATGTCAATTGGCTCACCTGACCAGTATTGCCATAAATCTGCTACATAGTCTTCCAACAATCTTCCATGGAACATAACCTCATTATCTATTGTATGAATATTTGAAGTTCCTAAACTCTGATTCCATCTATTTATTTTTGATGTCCAAGGGTTTAATCCTAATATAGTAGAAGCATCACTTCCTCCTACCATACCATCTTTTACTAATCCCATTCTTAATTCTACCCATTCATCGTAGGTTAAGTTTCTTGTTGATATTTTTTTTAACTTCATATTCATACATTTAAAAAAAAGGGAGGGAATGTCAGAAGGTTTGTTGCCAAAGACATTTGTTGTTGGTTTGCCCTCCCCTTAATTAGTTGGTTATTTACTTGCTTGTTTTACTGCTTTTGCAGATTTTCTTTTGTTGATTTCTTTTTTTAAAAATGTCATTTGTGCAGAAGTAAACTGCTTTGAGTAAGATTGTAGTTTAGACTCTACAAGATTATGGTCAATATCTAAATGATCTACCATTGCAGAAAATTTTTGATTTACCATATCATTCAAATCATTTGCATCATCCTCATCCATAATAGAATCTTCTCCACTATCGTGAATACCCATTATAAACAATGCTCTGTTTAATGCACCTGATTGACATTTTTGAAATGAGAAAGGCTCATTTACTTTTTTGTGAGCAACACCATCAGAAATTGGTCTATCATTCTCATCTAGAACAATCCCACGCATAACAACGAATGTGTCATCAATGTGTGTAATCTCTGTTTTTGTAGTGTGCTTAGGGAAGTATTGATTGAAGTATGATAATCTTTCTACCCATGGTACGATTTCCTTTTTACCTGCAATCGTAATTTTTTTAAGTTTTCTTTTTAGTTTCATTAAGAATATTGTTTAAATAAAAATTGATTATATAATATTTTCGAGTGTGAAACATTATAGTTTCCCAATCAAAAATCCATCCTCTAATACGATGCTTTACACATAGTTCTTCATGATGTTCGAGCAAGAAAAGTTTGAAAGGTTTAAGAGGATATCTTTTCCTATCATGTATAATCTCTTTATTGTCGAAATCAATTCGGACCATGTATTATCGTTCATAGAGTCGTGGTTTAATGAATGTAATTTACGATAAATAAAATGGTAAATTATACGTTTGTAAATTAGTTATTAACTATGCTTTTAACAATTCGTTAATTGTATTTGCCTGTCTTTGTTTGGTCTTTGCATCTGTGTGGTCTGTGTATCTATAGAAGGCAACAGATCCGTTTGAATGCCCTGAAATTTCTCTTACTTGTTTTTCTGTATACCCTAAAGATAAATACCAAGTAATGCCACTACTCCTTAATTTGTGTGGAGTAATAACTTCATAAATTGGAAGTATTTTAACTACAGGGTTTCCTTGTACATCAAAAGTTGTTATACTTTTCTCTTTGTTAAATTCATCATAAGATTTTAATAATCTTTTTAAATCGTTTCTGAACCCTACCATAGTATATCCCTTTTCGTTTTTCAATAAATATTCTCTAACATCTTTTGGTAAATAAAAAGTAGATTGGCTTGTAGATTTCTTACTGATATATGTAATGTAATCATCTCCTTTACTTATTTTAAATCCAATCATGTCACTTATTCTCATACAAGAATGTAGCATGAATCTTGTATAGTACCATGCCTTTGTAAGTTTTATGTCTACAGGAGGGTTCTTATGTAGCATCTCAACATCACTAGGGTCAAGAGCAATAACAGGGCTTTTTAATTCTTTGGGTTTTGGAGGGCTTGTAAAGTAATACCCATAAAACTTCATTGCTTTATTTAAAATAGATTTCAATATTTTAATTTGATTTCTCCTTGATGAAGGTTTGTTCCCTAGTTGCATTGAATACAAATTGAAAGCATTAAAATACCCATTGAGTTCAGACCTTCTTTTAATCTTTTCTTTTCTATCCTGTGTACTTCCTTCATCTATATCATCAACGTAAATTGTTTCAGGAAATGTCTGTAAAATATGGTATACACAAACGTAAGTTTTAAGGGTTGTCATAGTAAACAAATTACCATCGTTCAATATTATACCATTGTACATCTTATCATAGATATCTTCAAACAGATTTACAAATGTTTGTTTACCTGAATGCTTTTTCTTTGTCTCATTTGGGGGTGACCATAACCTACAGATATCTTCAGGGCTTCTAGTTATATACTTATTAAAGAGTAAGTCCCATCTAGATAGTTCTACATTTATCTTATGGACTAATGAAGAACTGCCATCAATCTTTTTAGTTTGAAAGTTTAGCATTGCATTTTCAGGAACTTTCAATCCTAAAGAAAAGAACTTGTCTCTATTGATTCTAGCATAAAGTCTTCCTTTTCTATTATAGAGTGTATATTTATTCATAACACTATTGTATATCCTTTTTATTCTGCTCAATTATATTTACTATCTTATTATTTAATTCTACATAGAACTCTATGATTCTCATAGACTCTGATAAGAATAATTTATTGTGACCTGTTTTTTTCTGATTTAACTTGGATTTTGCTCGTTTTGAGCCATATACATACTCTGAGACTTCAGTTGTAGGTATTTCTTTTATCTGCAATAATTCGGATGCAGTTTGTACGAAATTGTTTTTCGTTTCTTCTACTTTAAATTCCATTATTAGTTTTTAATATTAGTTTTAATGAACAAATGTATAATTTTTTATCTATATCTTCTATTCAATTCGCTTTTTATTTGTTCTATTAGATTTGGAAATCTTGATCTAACTTTTTTATTTTTCATTATTGTTTCAAGAGTTGATGCTTTCTGTATTTTCATAAGTTCATTTTGATATCTTTCCACAGCGTGTTGACTAGCATCCATCTCTTGTTTTAAACTTCTTTGTAATTGTTTTATAGTTGCTTCAGCCCTATATAATTTAGTTGTTAAAGTATCCCTAGAGTCTTCTATAGTTGTAATACCTTTGATTACGTTGTAGGCTTCATTTGTGTAGTCTCTCAATTGCTTATTAGTTACAAGCCAATACTTAAAATTTTTACAAGAGTGAAGAACTGATGCATGATTCATTCCTATTGTATCACCAATTGCTTGGTAAGGCATCCCATATACATCTCTTAATATGGTGAAATAAATACCTCTTGCTTCTACTATTTTTCTTTTTCTTAATTTATTTGAAATGTCTTGATTTGTGATTTCATTAATTACTTTTTTTACTTCCAGACATACTTGTTTGTTTGAACCTGTCATTCTTTATGTTTATTAATTTGTTATACCAATCTATTTTTGTTGTGTCTACTTCTCGTGTTATTAGTCCATGAGAATATTTTCGTTCTATAATTCTAGTCCCATCTTTTTTGAAAAAACTATTAGTTTCTTCCAATATGTAGTCTTTAAACATAAGACTCATGAATCATTTGACCGACTAATAATGATTTATTCCATTCATCGCTCCAGAATTTTACGGAATGCTCTATAGTTCCATACGAGCCTTTTGCTAAGTCATGTCTTGATGGCACTACTGAATGAAAGTGAATGTAATGAGGTTTTGGAGGAAGATAACACGCTCCTGATTGAAGTAGTTCTTTACACCTTTGTGTAAATTTGGCAGATTTTTCCCATGCAGTTCCGTTTGAAATTGCATCTTGATACTTCTTTAAACCATACCTTTTTTGTAAGTTTCTTATTGTACGAGAGTTCATAATTTTTTAAAAGTTTAAATAATTAATACGAAATAAAGTATTATATATTTATTATACAAATAATTTAATATCGTGTTTCATGTTTGTTTATAAGTTTCTGTTTTTGTGAGTTTTAACAATCTTTAACTATTGAGTTTTTTAAATTCTAAAATCAAATTTTCTTTCCAATTGTCTGAATCATTCATATACTCATCAATTATTTTATTGATTAAAGGCAATTCTTCAATCGAAAGTTTAGATAATTTTGTTATTAGTTGTTCAATATGTGTTTGAAGATTTAGATAAAACTCCTCATTATTTTGTGAAAGATTAGTCATGTATTTTCCTAATTCTTTTTCCAATTCTATCTCTGCTTGGTTTATTTTTCTTTTTAATGAGTGTCTGAAAATTGGAAGTTCTTTCACTTCATCCATAGCCTCTAGCATTAACTGACCATAGATGATTGCTTTTGTAACTGAGTAAATTTTATCCTTCATGCTCTAAGTTTTTAGTTTCTTTAATTTCTTTGATTCTTAGCATTACCTCTTTTGTTGAGTTTACAAATGCAAGAGTAAGCATCAAATCTTTTTCTGTGTTTTCTAAATACTCCAAACAAGTTGGATTGTAGTTGTGTCTTTTAGAAACAACATCTAATATGTTGTCTTTTAAAAAGTCATGTAATTTAATTTCTTGTGCCATTATTATTATTTTTTTGATTAACATAGACTAGAGTTCAATTCCCACTAAGTATACTTAATGGGAATCGAACTAAGTTTCGAACTATACATACATCATTGTGTCACCAGTGTTCTCATCAGTATGTTTGGGTGACCTTAACTTATGATACCAATCTCTAGTTCTAGTAGGGAGGTAACTTACAATCCTAAACTCATGTACTCCTATCTTCCTGAATTCTTCTATTTCGTTTACATCTTTAAAGTAGAAGAAAATATAATCATCATCATCTGTAATGTCGTTAGTTGTTATAATAACATCCTCAAAGTTCTTGGTGTCGTTCCATTGAATAAGTGCATTATACTCCATCACTACCCTCCTCTCTTTTGTCAGCATATTCACAAGCATCGTTGTAAAGGTTTGGTTTTACTTCTTGAATAAAATCTACGAAATGATTAAACCATAAAAATACAGGATCAGTAGAAAAACTATCTGTTTCCCTAACCTCGATATCCTCTTCAAATTTACAATGCTCTAAAAAATTTACTCTAAAACCATTTGGTCTTATATACTCTAGCATAGAATCAATTTGTTCGCAATCATCTGATGCTTCCCAATTTTTACCTAAAACTTTATTTGCTACATCCATTAGGTTATTTGAATTTACAAAATCGTAAGTAGAAGCATATCTACCTAAGTATCTGTGTTGTTTGTCTGTTAGTTTAGCCATAATTAAGATTTTTGTTTAGAAATATAATAGTTTCGTTCTTCTAGGAAGGAAATGCATTTCTCTTCCAAAGTTGGTGCATCCCTGTTTTCTGAAATTGGGGTGACCTCATCCTTAGACTCAATCCAAGGGCAATGCTTATTATACATAGAAATAGCCTTATCTCTATCCCCTATAGTATTCATAAGATTACGGATGTTATCAGACTCATCTCTACCTCTTCTATAGACAGATGAATCATCACTTCTTTCGTAATGCCAATCATGACATTCCAAAGCCTCTCGCAGTTTTTCTACTGCTAGATGTTTTACTAAATTATTCATTTTAAATAGTTTAAATTATATGACATTATTGTCGTGAGCCAGAAGGAATCGAACCTTCTGTTACACCATGTGGCTCTTTAATCTAGGTATGTTAATAATCTAACTTCGCCTTCAATCTCGTATCCTGATTGTCCTGTTTCTGAATACTCTACATTTTCAATCCATTCGTTTTCTCCGTTTGGATATCGGTTGTCTGTTCGCACAGGCAAATCCTGTGGCAGTTTTTTTAATTCCTGAATTAATTCTTTTACATTCATAACTCTTCAATTTCGTTTTGTATCTCATCAATCTTGTCAAGGATTGGTTGGATAAGGTTAATAGTCTCATAGTCATCATTACTTCTGACTAAGTTTAGTATCCCTGAATATGCTGAATCTAGAATACTGATAGCGTTATCTTTTATTTCTTTAACATTTTTTTGTGTCATATTATATGGTTTTAATTGTTCTGTATTCTTCGCCATCATTGAATTCATTGATGGTTTTGTAATCTGTATCGAAATCCTCGTTGTGTGCCTCAATAACTTGTTTTATTTCATCAAAATTATATGTGTATGTTGCAAATGCATCATCACTTTCTGAGTAAACAAAAACCAAAGGCTCTGTTATTAATTTTTCTATTGTCATATTATATAGTTTTAATTATTGTCTTTTTCTATTCTTTCAATCTCTTCTATTTCTTTTTCAAACTTATCTAAAGAGATTTCTATTTCTGCTTCAGAACAACAATGACCACTACTTAATATGTAGTTTCCATAATCATCGTGTTCTATGATTTTTACAATACTATCTTCCACATAACCAACATGGTCATGAAAGTTGTCTATTATTTTAACCTCTGTGCCTATTTTAACCATAGGTTCTTCACAACAAGGGCAATTTAAATTCTGTGTCATAGTATATAGTTTTTAAAATGGTAATAATTCATAAGACAATTCCATCTGTGCTTTAGTTCTTAGTTTGTCAATAAGTTTTGTTTGACTCATGTAAAGACATTGAGCAATGAGTTTAAATCTTTTGTTCTTAAATGCAGTATGATATTTAAAATCATTACAGGATATTTCGACAAGATCAATTGTAGTATCTAATCTGAAATCATATTCACTGCATCCATACTCAGAACAAAAAGTTAGAGTCATGTTTACAAATCTGCTATTGACATCGCAATGCCAAACCTCTAATTTGTAAGAGGATTTTTTAGTAATGGGAATCATTGTTTCCATATGTATAGTTTAAATTATGTGACTTATGTCGTGGATAGGGAGGAATCGAACCTCCCTTGCACCATGCTATCCTTAATCTTGGGTGACCTTATCTTTAATCCATGAATGAGTGAAGTGCTTGTCAAACTCTTCTTCACCTTCCTCATACATTACTCCATCAACTTCAACATATTGAATATCATCAGGGCATTCCCAATCTGTATAGTAGTAGTAATCATTATTGTAATAATCATCTAATAAAAATTCATTAGTTAATCTACCTTCTGCTACTAGTTTATCGTAGTCTGGATTACCATCTTTCTCTACCTCTCTCAGATGTTTAATCATGTCGGACTCGTACTTGATGTACATCATACCTTCACCAATTAAAAATCCTGAGTCCATACCTTCTCCTGTAATGCAACATTTTCTAGGGTGTAATTTTACGTTCTGTGCCATCTTATAAATTTTTAATTTCGAATCCATTAATTATTCTATTTTCAATAAGAGACTCAATCGTACAATCAATGCAATCAATTTCTGATAAATCACCTAATTTATAAAGTGTATTATCAAAAACAATTGCCCAATTTTTAAGAAGGTTTATTGTGCCAAAAGCGTGAGCCATTTGTAGTCCTAAACTAGACATAGAATCATTATTATATAATGACCAATTCGCTCTACCATTAGAATCAATCTTGCTAAATTCTAAGGTGTAGTTTTTAATTAATAATGCTCTAAATTTTTCCTCAGTTAGAGGTGACTTTGTTGTTGGTTTATTCTGTACCATATTATATAGTTTTAATAATCTGCAATATTGCATTGATACTGGAGGAGGAATCGAACCTCCTTGCATCCAATCCAGTAAATCCGTTTACGCTACTAGTGTCGCAAACTTGTTGAAGACCTTTTGGTCTAGCCTTTGAAGACCTCCAACGTACTTAGACTCTTCTCTAGTTCTATCCGAGCCACCTTTATGAGTAGTGTAATGAGTTACACCTGA